TTATCAGTACAGCATCTATGCTGTTTTATCAGTACAGCATCTATGCTGTTTTATCAGTACAGCATCTATGCTGTTTTATCAGTACAGCATCTATGCTGTTTTATCAGTACAGCATCTATGCTGTTTGTGCCGGGACTTTCGAAATATCCTTTTCATTTTCCGGACATTTTGTCTTGGTTTGTTTGAATTCAAAACACGTCCCGGTTGAATCTTTGTATTGTACATTATTCACATTATCTGGGCTCGGATACACAAAAATCTTGCGTTTGTCAGGATTGAACAAGTATACAAATAAAATCCCAATCGCTAAACTAACAATGAATACAGGGATACGAATATATTTGAGAATACTCATTGCGCAATGATATTATATAATTGGTCTACAAATATAGTTGGTTATTTGGTTTTCTTGCCAGATTTCCCCTTTTTGGAAAATAAGGCGATTAACTCGGCCTCGGACAAAGGTGCCGAAGGCGAAGGCTTTGATAAAGGCGAAGCCGAAGGTACACTTGCTGACGCTTTGGGTGAAGGTTTTGCCGAAGGTTTTGCCGAAGGTGATGCTGATGGCGGTTTTAATCCGGACTTTTCCTGAACTTCACTGCCAATCTTGAACACGTATTGATTGTTGTTTACGGGAATAATCTCAGGTGAAGGAACGGATGAAGGTCTTTGCTCTAACGTCTGTGTTTGCGCCTCCGCTTGCGCCTCCGCTAACGCTAACGCTGCTTTCTTCTGTTCCATCTTCTTTCGCAACCTCTCTTTCATCCCCGATTGTTTGGTCATCTGGTTCAGTTTATTCATATCGATTTTCCCACCCATACCACCAAGTCCCTTCTCAAACATTTTCATAAATGGTGTTCCCGCCAATCCTTTCAACATATCGGCAAAATCCGCGCCACCACCCATATCTTTCATTTTTTCCATTAGTCCCGACATTTCCGCCATCAACTCTTCTTGTGAAATGTCGCCGCGTTTCATTTTGTCTTGGAGTTTTGTGGTGATTTTCTTAAGAATAAGCACCATCTTCTTGGGGTCTTTGATGAGTTTTGCCAAAACATCTTTGCTCGACTTCATATTGGCTTCGTCTTCTTCGTCGAAAAACCCTTTCAAATCATTTGTGAACTCGTCGGTAAACTCTTTGGCCAATTTCCCCAACTTGCCATCGAGTAATGTCTTCAAATGCTCCTTCAAGAGCTCGGGATTTGGTAATTTAAAACCGGGCTTCTTACCATTGCCTTCATTCGCATCGGTAGATGGTGTACCTTCGTTAGTACCTTCATTCGCATCGCAAGTACCTTCGGTAGATGGTTTACCCATCTTGCTAAATCCGTCTAAAATGTCTGACATAACATTTGACAATTCATCTACTGAGACATCGTGAGACCCTTCGTTAGAGCCTTCGTTAGAGCCTTCACCAAGGGCAGCGGGTGTGCTTTCGGCAGCGGGTGTGCCTTCACCAAAGGCAGCGTCTTCATCTGATTCCATGTTCTTGAAAAAATCGCTCACACTCTCCATGGTCTCCGCCATCTTTTCGTGAAGCTCATTCTCATCCATTGCTTCAAAAATATTTGCCGCATCGCCGAATCGTTTGGAATCATTGACCGACCCTATCACGGTAAATAAAATCAGTTGTAAATATTTCCAAATAGAGGTCTTTGTCTTCTCACTAACACCTTCGCAATTGAACAACAAGCGGAAGTTGACATCCGGTAAAAATGACACTTCTGCTTTGCTATCTGTCTTGAATACATCTGCGTTTGTATACAGAATGTCGAAAAAACGCTCTGGATATATTGCTAAACAATGCGCATGTAATTTCTCATATTCGGCGTCGGTTGCAGATGCCCATTTCGACCACATAAAGGCATATTCGGGAAAAACAATTGATAAATCCGCCGTAAAATCAGTAATAATTGAACGAAGATTTGACGGAACTGTTGGTTTGGTCGACATAGTATAATAATTTATAGAGTCTTTTTATATTTGTATGAACGCAACATAATTATACAGATACTAGTTTGTATTCGGCGGTTTTCACTTGTCCGGGGATTTCTGTGGTCGCAACATTCGAGGCATACGAATACATTATTTGGCATTTTGATTGTGTTTTCGCTTTGGAATTGATTTTACATAAATACGCGCACCTTTTGATAACCTTGTGTGGAATCGCGTGTAGTTTGTCCGTGTTTTTCAAAATAACATGGCAAGATGGTTCTTGGAATATGTGGAACCAAATGTCGGTGAGAGAGGCGGATGATACAATAGCGCTATTTTCGGCTGCGGATTGGCCAATATGGATTTGGTAGGTTTCAAAATAATCGGTTTTCATATTGTGGGTGTTTGATTCATGATATAATAGTCGGTGTATTCAATTTTACAATGGGGTATCATCAATTGATATTTTATACATGCAAGGGTAAAATGCGTAAAAATGATTTGAAGAATTATTTTTACATTATATAATGCTTCCGCCTCCTCTCTTTATTGTTGCCGTAAATCTATATTTGATTTACGTTTTGTTCAAAAAACCGCGGGCTAAACCATGTACGATGTATTGTGAACAACAAAATACAAAGTTAGTGTTTGAATTGAATGATGGACCTTTGACAAAGGTAGCACCAACGACAAAGCCACCACTAGAACCAATGTCAACACCAGCACCAGCACCAGCACCAATGCCACCACTAGCACCAATGCCACCACTAGCACAATCATTTGTTTACAACTCTTTGGACAAAGAACAAGTTCCTAAAGTAGAGGTAATCGAAACTGTTCCAGAGGCTGTATCAGAAGTTGTTTCAGTTACTTTACAAAACATTTTTCCAGATGTTGTTATAGAGGCTATACCAGATCTGGCGCCTATTATATTAAATGACAATGTTAATGTCAATATCTCAGAAACGGATCCAAGTATATACGCAAAATATTTCACAAACTTTGACAGAATTGCGTTTTTACAAACTAATATAAAAAACTACACAATCGTCGTCCACTATGAAAACAAGAGTGCCTCTATTCCTTATTCGGATTATCTCAAAGTTCTACCAATTTATATGAATGTTGTTACCTTAATGAATCCAAAATAAAATAGCCCAAACATCACACTTTTCAACATAAGACCATAGAGGTTCATATTTCCATCTTCATTGTGTATTTTCAAAAAGCCTAAATATTTGAAAATCAGCATATTGATAATTGGCAGCTGGAACAAGAAAAACATCACCCCAATCAAAATGGGAGTCTGGAACTCGTCGTAAGTAGAAATCACTAAATCCTCGCGGTGTTTTTGTTTTTGATGTTCTCCTGACATTTTTTCTAAACGGGTTTCGTAATCGCGCAAATAATCGTTTGTCAGCTTGGTGTTGGGGACATGGTTGGGAATCATATACTCGTCGTTTTGGAATGCGGTTGTGTCTTGGGGGATACCGCGATTCGGCATAGGAGGAAGAGAGGGATACTGGGGTTCTCCGGAAAATCCGCTGGTTCCTCCAAGGGATCCAAGGGATCCCGACCCAAGGGACCCAAGGGATCCCGACCCAAGGGATCCAAGGGAGCTTGGTCCAAGAGATCCCTGGTCCATCGGTCCACCGCCATAATTCATTTGATTATCTCCTCTCACTGATATAGTCGGTAGTTGTGTATCTGTCGGCGGCGGAATACCAAATTGATTTTGATGAACATTGAGAGGTGTATATTGTGTGGGTGATTGTCCAAAGTCCTGACGACTACGAGTTTGATTATTATTTTGACCTCCTTGTCTGAACCCACTGTTGTCGGGTAAATCGGAAATACGAGTAATGTCGTTTCTGTCCATTCTATACAATGATAGTTAATTAATTGTATAGAAATACTACGCAAGGGGGGCCAAGCGGCTCCGCTTCGCTCATCCCTTCAACCCCTCCTTCAAGAGGGTCTAATAAAATATCATATAGAGGGTCTAATAAAATATCATATAGAGGGTCTAATCAAATATCATATAGGGGGTCTAAGGGGGGGCAGAGCCCCCCCTTCCTTATGCCTTTGTTATATCTTCCGGTTTACTCGTTTCAATGATTTTTTTCGTCGGATTACACCTCACCGACTCCAACTCATATTTATAGCAATAATCATCATACTTATACGTCTTGCCATCTATTTCACTAATTACCGGTCCATTAAACACAATACAATTCTTCTCTTCACACACCTCTCTAAACATCGTGGCTAAACCGATTCCCAATAAAATTGAAATCAGTGTTTGCCCAATCGGCGTATTCAACATTCGTTTAAAGTTCATTTTCCGTGTAAATATAACATAACACTATATTTTCGTTAGAAAATCCGGACACCTTCCATAAACAAAATAAAAGGGGTTAGAAAATAATCGTAATACTATATAACCTATCCTGATGAATCAATCCGCAATTAAATATGACGAGTTTATGCGTACGCACAAAATTACTCGCGAAAGCACTCTTCCTAAAACAAATACGCGGATTGGGTCTCAGTCAGGTGATGAACAAGTATATGGCGGAATCTATTCCATTCCCGACAGCAAATACAGCGAGTTTCTGAAATTATATTACAAACATGTTGTCGAAGGCGGCACGCCCGAATACCTCACTGAGAAACAGCGCGAAAATGACGGCCCCATTTTGGTTGACATTGACTTCCGGTACAAGTACGACGTAAAACAGCGAATCCATACCAAAGAACACATCGATGATATTGTTGTCGCGTATTTAGACATTTTGAAGGAGGTGTTCGATTTCAATGACGAACCATTCTACATATATGTAATGGAAAAAGACGCGGTAAATCCGATTTATAATAGTGAAAAGCCGGATGCCTCGATGACAAAAGACGGCATTCATCTTCTCATTGGAATCAAGGCGGACCATGGGATTCAAATGGCAATTCGCGAACGTATTTTGAAGAAAGTCGTCACCATGTGGACCGATTTGCCGCTGACAAATGCATGGGAAGACGTGTTTGACAAGACAATTAGTACGGGACACACGAATTGGCAGCTCTACGGGAGTCGCAAACCAAACCATCAGCCATATAAACTCACGCACATATACGAGAATATATTTGACCCCGGTGACAAAGAGTTCATCACGCGTCCTATACCTCTCTCCAAGATCAATATGTGCCAAAAGATTGAAAATCTTTCGGCAAGATATTCCGGGAACCCATCTTACAATACAATGATATCTTTAACAAATCTGTCGTCAACCAACGGTGGCGGATTAAAAAAACGCGTTTCCACAAACTCTTTATTTTCGATTTCAAACGGCGAAATGATTGAAGCAATTTTACAAGTGACGAACCAGGAAGAACTGGCGGCGGTGGTCCAGGCGACTCTTGACCAAATGGGAACACGCGATTATGAACTCGTTGAGACGCATCATTACACGATGACGCTCCCAGCAAAATACTATGACTCGGGCAGCTACGACAAATGGATTCGCGTCGGGATGGCATTATCCGAGATGTGTAATATGATGTTTATCACGTGGGTCGCATTCAGCGCACAAGCGGCCGGATTCAAGTTTGGTGAT